ATAGTGGGCGCACCGTTGCAAGGGCAAGCCTTCATTTATTTTGGAGATTTTCCGACCGTTTTCCTCAGTCAGTTCTCTCGTTTTGGATGGGGGGCGCACTGTGGGGTTCTCTGAATCTTTGCAGATGGGGCAAGCTGGCGAAAGCATCATTTCTCGTTGGTTGCGTAGCCGCGGTTGTGCCGTTCTACCAGTCTATGAAAAAATCATGGATACCGGTAAGGGGCCGCACCTTTTTTTGCCGCAAGGAAGCGTGATTGCGCCGGATCTGTTTGTATTCAAGGGACACGACGCATGGTGGATTGAGGCCAAACATAAAGAGGCGTTTTCGTGGTATCGCATCACTTCGCAATGGGTGACGGGAATCGATCTGCACCATTATGAACAATATTTGCGAGTTGACGAAATGACGCCCTGGCCGGTTTGGTTGTTGTTTCTGCATCGAGGCGGGCAAGCGAAGGATAGCCCGCCCAACAGCCCAGCCGGATTATTTGGGCAGACACTGGAACTTTTAAGGCATCAAGAAAATCATCGTAGCGATAAGTGGGGCAAGGGCGGCATGGTATATTGGGCGTGCAATTCATTGCTCCTTTTGGAGTCATTGCCCAATATGACGAAGTTCCATAGGTGACAATCATGTACGAAGATGACGAACCCACCAACCGACCGAAGCCCTGGGTGCAGATGTTTGGCGTCGCCTTTGCCTTCGTCTTTGTCGTCACGGTTTCGTGCAGCGTGGGACTGCCCCTCACCTCCTGGCTTTCAAGGATGCTGTCCACCGATCTTCAACGTTCCCAGCAGAGCATCCGGGAAGCCGAGTGGCACAAGAACGTTCTGCTCCTGCAGGACGTGGGGGCCGGCATGCTGGTCGCCCTGACGGTCGGCAGCGCCCTGCTGGTCCTGACCTTCGTCGGCGTCAAGGTGCGGCGCAACGCCCGGCTGGTCTATGCCCGCAACGGCGTCTTTCCCATCGAGCGGCGGCGGGTGGGGGACGGCTTGCTTGACCGACTGCGCCGGGGCTACTGCCGTGTGCGGGGGCTGCCCTACTCGCCCATTCGGGAGATTGTGATCGACCACAATCTCGCCCCGGCGCATCTGCGCTCCTACCTGCTGACTGAGGACGGGGTAGCCTTCCAGATGTCCCCGGACTGGCTGGACGAGCGGCACCGGCTGGCGGCGGTGCAGGGGGCAAGGCAGGCCAACAATGCGCAGGCGCTGATGTCCGGCACAACCCCGCTGCACCGGCCCACGGCTGGCGCAATGCGGGCCATGCTGGACCAAAGGCCGCCCAAGCCCACGGGCTACGACACGGATAGCGTAGGGGACCGGGATCTGCCCGCCCTCCCCATGATGAAACCCAGCCTCAGCACCGCCCTGGCCGAGAACCGCAACCCGGACGAACTGCTCCTGGCCTACGATGAGTCTGGACATCCAGTTTTTTGGAATGTGCAGTTTGATCCGGGCTTCTCGCTGACCGGGGCGCAGAGGCAGGGCAAGACCATGATCGCCGTGGTGGTGATTCTATCCGCCGTCAAGAAAGCCTACCATGTCATCATCTTCGACCCGGAGGGCGGGAAGGATTTCGGACCCTATGAACATATCTGCGAGTGGCATCCCACCACGCCCCAGCTTCTGGTCCCCCAGGTGCGGGCGCTGCTGCCGGAGTTTGAGCGCAGGCATCGGCTGCTGGACGAACACAGCGTCGGTGACTTCCGCCACCTTCCCGCCGACGCCCGTCCTCAGCGCATCCTGCTGGTGTTCGAGGAGTTCAAGAAGATGCGGGCGAGTCAGAACGGGGCCATGCTTGCCGAGTTCGACCGGGTGATGTCCGAGTTGGTGACCCGCGGGGCCAAGGAGGGGACTTACATTCTGGTTCTGGCCCAGGACAAGGGGCGAGAACAGGGCGGCTGGCCGGAGACGTTGGACGTCAACCTGACGGGCAAGGCCACGGTGCGCCAGGGCAAGAAGGGCTACGGGAACGTGGGCTACTTCAACGCCCACAAGCTGTTGCCCCGGCAGGTGGGGTATCAGGACCAAGTGTTCACCGCCTACGAGGTGGCTGGCCGATGGCTGGCCGAGGAGCTTCCCCGCCTGCGGGGGGACGGGGTGCGCCTGATCTCTGATGTGTCCGTGTCCCCGTCCTACCCGCTTGCCCCTGCGCCGTCTGAGGCAGGGGCAGACGGCGACGAAAGCGGCCTGTGGGACGATGTGGTGGACCGGTGGTTTGCCGCTCACCCTGACACGCTGACGGGCGACCCCAGGGGCATCAACGACTTGGCCCGCACGATTGCCCAGGCGGACGGCTACGCACGGGACCCGGACCATCCCCAGGGCTGGCCCTTCGGCTGGCGGGACAAGCAGAGTGTGGCCCACGCCTACTACCACAAGCGGCGGGCCATGTACGCAGCCGGGGAATGGGAACCGGGGGCCGGACGGGACATGGGACTGGACACAATGCCGGACATGCACACGGACGTGGACTTCTCTCAGGCGGACATTCTGGACCTCCAGGACATACTGGCCGAGAACGGACTGGACACGGACATGGGGCGGGAAGTGTGGGCGGAACTGAGACGGCGCAAGGCAGTGAACATGCCGAAGCCGAAGGGGGATGAACTGTGAGTCGGGAGGGAGGAGCGTACTTGCTTGAAGTGCGGCGCTGCCGTGACAAGCAAGAAAGCCGCCACCTGCGAGACAATGGAATGCGACGGGGCGCTGGTTGACCAGTGAGGATTCGTGCATGCGGGACGGGGAATGGGTGATGGAGTAGTTTTGGGATAATTTGCGATACGCACCAAAAATTGCGAAACGCTTGCAATCCGTGAACACCTGTGCTACGATGTAGCATAACAAAGCCGAGACGGGTCCACCGTCTAGACGCAGGTTCAATTCCTGCCGTCCGCTCTATCTTTTTCAAATGCCGGAACTACTGAGTAACGCATAATGGGCAGACCCAGCAAGTTGACACCCAAAACGCAAGAGCGCATCATTGGGGCTATCCGAGTCGGGGCCACCTATGCGCTTGCGGCCCAATATGGCGGCATCTCCTATGACACATTCAACAACTGGATGATAAAAGGCGGAAATGCGTCCAGGGGTAAGTACTTCGATTTTTTCAATGCAGTAAAAAGCGCTGAGGGGGATGCGGCGGTAAAGTGGCTTGCCTTAATCGACAAGGCCGCGGCGGAAACATGGCAGGCGGCGGCGTGGAAGCTGGAGCGGCGGTATCCTGGTGATTACGGGCGCACGGTGCAGAGCGTAGAACACAGCGGGAGGATAGATGTACGCAGCCTCAGCGACGCAGAACTCCAGGCCATCGTCGATGCTGGTAGCGGAGGCTGAACTTGAACTCAGGCGACGCACGAAAGAGGCCCGGCCTACAGACCTCTACACCTGGACCTGTCTGCACCGGGCGTTTCTTTCCCAGGACAAGCCCCTGGATTTCAAGACACACCCCTACCTCATGGGTCTGTACCAACTGGACGCCCAGCGGGTGGTCATCTCCAAAGCGGCCCAGGTGGGCGTGTCCGAGTATGCCATCTCCTACGCCATCCATGCCGCCGACCAACGCAAGGCGAACGTGCTCTACATCTTTCCCAGCGACCGCACCATCAGCGACTTCAGCGCAGCCCGCATCGGCCCGGCCATCGAAGCCTCTGCATACTTAAAAACCATAGTTAAGAATTATGCCGGGGGCAGACGAGGGGTGGACCAGACGCAGCTCAAACGCATCCGCAACCGCTACCTCTACCTGCGGGGCGGGGTGGTGAAACCGGACGGACGAGCGCCGCAACTGAAGAGCATCGACGCCGATGTGCTGATTATGGACGAGTTCGACGAGATGGACCCAAGAGCGCCGTCCATCGCCGTCAAGCGGCTGGGGCATAGCGAGATAGCGGAGGAGCGGCTGATCAGCACGCCCAGCTATCCGGGGATGGGCGTCCATGCCAGATACTTGGAATCTGATCAGCGCAGTTGGTTCGTGACCTGTCCCCACTGCGGGAAACGGCAGACCATGACCCTGGCGCACGTGGTCACCGAGTCCGACCAACTGGACCGGCCCGCCCACTGGCACGGCAAGAACACGGGGCGGGCCTTTGCCGCCTGTGAACGGTGCGCCGGGGAACTGGATCGCACAGGACCGGGGGAATGGGTGGCCGCCTACCCGACCCGTCCGCTTGTGGGCTTCCACATGAACAAGCTATTCGGCCCGCACGTGGCGCTTGACGAGCTTGTGGCGAACTTGCAGACCACGGACGAAACCAAGCGCAAAGAGGCCATGAACCAGGATTGGGGCCTGCCGTACAAGCCCAGGGGCGGCGGCCTGACGGATGAAGTGCTGGACGCCTGTATCCGGGACTACGGCTTGTCCCCTGTGGCTGGGGAGCGGTGCGTCATGGGCGTTGACGTGGGGAAGGTGCTGCACATTGTGATTCGGGGTCCCCAGCATCCTGAGACGGGGGAACGACCCCTGCGCTATGCCGGGGAAGTGGCGAACTTTGAGGAGGCTGGTCACTTGATCCGGCGATACCGGGTCAAGTGCTGCGTGGTGGACGCCAACCCGGAAACCAGGGAAGCCCGCAGGTTCCAGGCAAGCCAGAAGACGGGTCTGGTCTGGATCTGCTACTACAACGAGGGACAGGGCAGCAAGGCCGAAACGCCGGTGGTGTGGAACGAGAACGAAGGGCGGGTCAACGCCGACCGCACCCGGCTCATGGACGAAACCATCAGCCGTTTTATGGAGCAGGTGAACACCCTGCCCGCCAATGCCCGCTCCATCCCGGACTACTACGACCACCTCAAAGCCCCTGTGCGTCAGACGGTGGAACGGGGCAGCACGGGGGTGCAGGTGGCCCGCTACGTGGAAACGGGACCGGACCATATGTGTCACAGCGAGGCATATTGTGCAATTGCCTCCATGAGACCGACCGTTTCTTTGGGGACACGCATCCCGCAAGCAACCGGCAAGGGGTGGTGATGATGGACGACGACGAGCACATGCAGCGCATCCGGGACGAATTGGACGCCTTGCGTCTGGCCCGGCAGGACGTTACAGGGGTAACGGAACTGATTCGCATTCGCAACCGACAAGGCGAATTGACGCAGGAATACTGGC